TCTCTAATGGTGGCAATCCAGCAGGAACAACAATCAAACCACTGGCATTACCATATTCATCAGTTGTGACTTCTCCATTGAATGCGGATAGGGAGTTGCCAGCAATACCAGTAAATCTAAGGTCAGGATTTACCCAGCGACCAATATTTCTACCTTCTAAAAAGACATATAGTTTGGTGTTAGGTTTCATTCGTTTTACAACAAATCTAACTGGAATACTTCTAGCAAAAAATGCTAAAGAAGTTGACACCAGACTTTCTCCAATTGCTTTTGTGGGAACACCTTTTCCAACTTCATTGTTTTGTGGGCTAATATTAGAAGAACTGCCAACAGAAGCATTAGTAACTGAAGTTGTAGATTTTTGTGTGTTAACCTCACCAAGAGAATTAATAGCAGTAAATGATGTAGACGTACCAACCCAGTTAACAACAAAAGAGTTGAATAGACTTGAGAAACTTTCTTTTACATTTTCTTTTGCTAAGAAAATATTGAATAAACTTGTATTGGTATCAACTACTAGTGGTTCTTCTGACTGATCATACCAGTGATCAACCGATGGAGATACCTCACTATCGCCAACATATTGAATAACAACGAATGGATTTGGATTTAGTTTTTTGGATGCAAAGTCATTTCCAAGTAGAGATAATGGAGTATATGGTAACGTTACCATATCACCAGATTTCTTATATCCAGAAACTGATCTCTGGTCTTCTCTTATATTGACTTCTTCTAAAGAAACAGAATCTTCTTTTGCTTGAGGACGCAATACAGATTGCTGACTATCAATAGAACACTTATAGTCTAAAGAAGATAAATTACCGATGCTGTGTGCTTCAAAGTTGTCAACAAAGAATCCAGACTTAAATCTATCAAGTCCAATTTCGTCTTTAACTTGCATGTTTAGAGCTTGCTGCTCTAGAATGCTTAGTGTGGTATAATACTCAAGACGCTCAATACGCTTCTCTAATTTGCCGATGTCACGCATCGTATAACGACGGTTATCAACTGGAGTAATTCTTACATCTTTAGTTGTCTTTGTGAATGCAGGAATATATGCATAGAAGAGCGGTACAGCATCATCAATGGGATCTGGTTTGGATGGGTTAAGTGAAGAGTTTCCTTCTTTAACAAGGAAGCTTCCTTTCTTATCTAAGAAGATACCGTCAATACGATCTAGATATTGAATTTGACTGAATGAGAAAGTATACTCAAGTCCTAGATCAGGAGCTGGAGTGCTAGAAAGAACAGCACCAGATCCAGCAAAAGAACCAGCAGTAACTTCTAGGGATGCTTTGTTGAGGAAACCAGGAATAATAGCAGTGCTATCTACTTTTGGTCTAAAGTCAATAACGTTTTTGAGTTCTAGATTTCCATGGACAGAAGAATTGAACGAAGGAATTTCATCTTCAGGAACACCTGCTTCATGTAAGTAACTATCAATAGTACAAAAATCACCTTGAGATTGCTCAAAATAATCAAATGCAATAAGTAGTTGACCATTAGCTGATTCAAATCCTGGTCTTAAAACAATACGAGAAACGTCGTAAATTGTATCTCTTTGACCATTGTCAAATGTATATCTTGCACTTACATCAGTACCAGAAATTAGATTTCCTGCACTATCAACATTAGGTGCTTGAGAAGATGTTCCTTCGTAGACATACCTTAATTTAAATGCGTCTGAGTAAGATAAAGTTTCTACGATTTCTGTATCATAATCTGTTCCTCTGAATGGTATAATACGATCACCCGCAGATGTAATAACAATTCTCTTATTTCTTACTGCAGTCTTAAGTCTTGGTTTTGCGTTAGAAACCTCAAGAGTTGCTGTCAACTTAAGTTTAGGGAACGTTCCATTAGATGGAATAGTTCCAAAATAACTTGATGGCAGATTTAGAGTAATACTTCCAGAAGTTAAACCACTAGCTGTGTCGGTAGCAGAAGTAATCTCTACAGAATCATCAGCAACATATACGATATCACCTTTTACAATATTAGGTGCATCACCAGGATCTAAAACAGTGATAATAAAATTACTCTCACTAAAAGCTGCGAATCTCTGTGTTCCAAATGGTAATTGTGCAGCAAATGTAACGGTGCCACCACCAGAAGATGCTGTAGTTACAAAGTCTCTACGGAAATAATATTTAATTTTTGTATCTTCTCCACCAGCAGAAATTTGAGAAACCTGCTTACTGCCAGTTGGGAATAAAAGTGTTCCAGAATTTGTATTTTGTACTTTTGGACGTAAACGTACAATACTGGTATTTGTTACATCTCCAGGTAGAGCAACATCCAAGTAAATTCTGCTCTTAGATGCACCTTCTTGTTTTGTTGCATATTGTACAATAGCACGGACAAGATTGTTACTGTCATCAGAGAATTGGATTAAATCTCCTTGCTGAAGAAGAATAGAGGCATCTGCACTGAAGCTAGTTGACTCAATAAAACTAGATCCTTGAGAACCAAAGAATGTAAAGTTAGTTACAGATTTGATTTCAGAATATGTTTGACTATCAACTACAACGTCTGCAGAAAATGTATTTGCATTTCCAGAACCATAGGTACAACCAATAGATTTGACGTTCTGTGGAGTATAAGTTGTAACAGTATTTCTGAATAGAACTGGTACGACTGCAGCTGCAGCATTTGGATTGCTAGCGGATTCTGGATTCTGTACAGTAATTGCTGGTGGTTGTGCATATTCAAGATTTACTGCTCTTCTATTGACAATAGATGCATTGTAAATTTTTCCATCTGTTGTTTTGCCAAGAGCAATCTTTGAAGCATCAAACTCTTGACCATTGATCAATAGCTTTACGCCATCTGCATATCCCAAACCTCTATTTTGTACAACAAAATGAGAGATTGTATTTTCTTTAGCAACTTTTACAGTATTTCCATCTTCATCTCTGATTGTCTCTCCAGATTGGAATCTGCCAGAAAGAGTCTTGACAAAAAGTAATGTGCCAGTAGAATATACACCAGCAGAAGAACCTTCTACTACACCATAAGCATTACTGTTTATACCAAATACATATTTACCTTCATCAAATGCATTTGCTCCACTTGGAATACTTTCTAGAACAATCTTAGTGAAGAACTGAGGATCAAAATAAGAGTATCCAAATGTGCTGTTGTAAGCAAACGTTCCAGCTTCTAAACGACCCTTGGAAAGAATAATGTCAGAGTCAGAATTAAAACCTGATCCTCTTTTTTGTAAGAAGAAGTTGCTTGGTTTTGTCTTACCAATTACAGGAGTAATACTATTAGTGTAATCTACAACAAATCCAAATTCATTAGAATTCGTATTTGCATCTGCTTCTGTAAGGAAAATTCTTCTTTTAAATTCATTATCAGATAGATCATACTCAAGCATCAATAGTTCCAATTCATTCTTATCACCAAAGATAGTCAGTTCTAAGAATTGAACAGATACTGATTGATTAATTAGTGGTTTATTAATCGTAGCAAACGATAATGTTTTAAAAGAACTGATAGCACTTGGAGATCCTTGATCAGTTCTAGTTTTGATAAAAAACAATTCTCCAAATTGAGTCTGGAAAGTAGAATCTGTAATTGCTCCAATTAAAGTAACTGGGTTAGTAATCTGTAGTGTAATAGTTTTTACACCATCATTAATATTAAATACTTTACCTCTTCTGTCAATAGTCTGTCTATGATCAGATGGAATTTCGGTATTGTTTAGACCGATAGATCCATCATTAAATGTAGAATATAAGAAAACATCTGGATACGCTGTTAGATCAGATCCCTCTTTGTTTAAAGGAACACTACCAAAGACATTAGTAACACTGTATGTTGGTAAACCTTTTCCTTTAAGGTTTACATTGTCACTAGAAAGACTTTCTCTTGCTTTATTAATTTCAAGATACTTAGTCTCTTTATTGACAATCTCATATCCTTTGATGTATGCTTTACCAGGACCAATGCTGGCAACCATTTTTCTTGCTGCTTCTGCAGCATTCTTGCCGTTATAAAGATCAAACTCATCAGCACCGTAGATTCCTCTATTTCCATCTTTTTGTGCCCATTCTCTAATGTCAACAGAGAAATTATCTACAACATAGTCACCACTCTCATCAAAAGTTCTGCGAGCTAAAGTTTGCTCAAGAACACTAAAGTCTGTAGATTCAATTTTTCTTTGAATAACTCCTCTAGAAACGGTGAGAAGTTGAATAAAGTTTTTATCTGTAATTGCATTGAGAGCAAACTCTTTTAACACAAGACTAATTTTTAGTCTATGTGCTCCAGGAGCTGTATAGTTTGCAGAACCAATAGCATTATCATAAAGACTTGCTTCTGCTTCAGGTGTTGTAATTTCTTCTTTGATTGTAAAACCAACTTTTGCAGATGGTTTGTTATAGTAATTTTCAATGACTAATAGAGATTCGTCATTACGAACAAAATAACCATTGACAAAATAGATACCTTCTTCTACCTTAACAGCAGAACCAAATCCCATTGCGGGACTTTCTAGTGAGGTAACTTCTCCAGTATCAGGATTTGTGATTTCAATACTAGTAGGTAGAACACTACCATCTGTACCAACAACTAGAAGTGGTGTGTTAACACCATCTACGACTTCTAGTGTTTCGCCTTGACGAAAAGTTGGTTCTGTGTTGGAATTTCCACTGTTAATATAACTAACAAATAAAGTATCTGCTGTACTTTCTGTTGCTAGTTTAGTTGTTGAAATAGTAGCAGTGACACCAGAAGTGAGACCAATAACTTGCTGGCCTACTAACTGACTGATATCATACTTTTTGTATACAATGTCATCGCCTTCTGAAACAGCTACCTCAGAAACAGACGATAATTTAACGTAATCTAATTTAGTATTGAGACCAACTTCACCAGGAATTACAAGTTCTCCCTGCTTGAAAGCATATTTACCAAAACTTTCAATTTGATTTTGAAGAATTGATTGTACCTGAGTTAATTCCCTACTTTGAATAGAGTATCCAGGACGGAATAGAATCTTATAAAAATTCTTACTCGCGTCAAAGTCCTCATAGTAAGGAGTTACATTTAAGTTAGTCTTTTGTGGCATCGTTTTCCGCCAAATACTAGCATTCTTTGTCCTTAGTATTTATAGAGATAAAAAAAATCCCCCGATCTCTCGGGGGACTTAAGTAATTAAATTTGATTAGAATTCAATAACTAGTTTGATATCTTCAATTTGGTCAGGAGCACGAGTGATGAGACGACGATTCTCAACATAGATAACGTCACCAGAATTATTTTCAATTTCAGGTGCTGCTAGTCCACTTGCAAAAGTGACACCTAGTAAAGCAGAACCATATCCAGTGTCTACATTACCAGAAGCGGCAGAAGACTCACCACTAATTGCATTAGCAGCATTGCTCTCAAATGCTCTTACCACACCCTGATCAGTGTGTGCGTCGTTAGTTTGGATATACTTGAGAACTCCAGCAGTTGTAGAACCACTATCAAGTGTCCAAGAAACAACTGTACCATATGCAGTACCACCAGTTACAGTCTGAGTAATTTTCTCATCAACAGAGTAGTCTGCAGTAGCACCAGTGACTTTTACAGCTTTTAGACCAGAAACAGTATCTCTTGTTTCAAATGTCGTAGTTCCATATCTAAGTGGATCAGCAACAATACCAATACGACGGAAGTCGTTATCAACAGGGAAGTCACCAGAACCTTCAGAATAGGTCAAGCGAATGTTAGTCATAACACGCTTACCATTTAGTTCAGTTTCGTGATCTGAACCATGACCACCTTCTGGGGGCAAAACAATTTCAACAGCAGCTGCTGCACTAGCACCAGTCGTAACTGCGCTGCTTAGACCAGCATCTGAGAATAGATTGCCATTGCTAAAGATAACATTAGCATAGGTGTAACCCGATCCACGAGATTCAATATTTGCAGATGTAATTGCACCTGAACCATTTGTTACTAATTCTACAACACCACCTGTTCCGTCACCTTTGATGCTAGTGAAGAAAGTCTGGGAAGCAGGAAGACCCGATCCAGCGTCTTCAATTAGAGCTACATCACATGCACCTGCTGTAGCAGTAGATACGACAGCAACTCTACTTGTTTCTGTAGGTAGTACAATTGGCATGAAGTCAGAAGACAGAAACTTCAGTACATCGTCAGTTGGTAGGGTGTACATGTACTTCCAGACATAACCAGCACCAGTTGTCTCTGTATATAAACCAGTTGCAGCATCGTAGTTACCACCTGCTACTGTCGGTTCTTCAGTTGCATTTTGACCAGTGCTGTTAGAAGGATCTTCGCCATTATAAAGACACTTGAATACTTCATATGCGGAGTTCATTACATAGAACTTAGCATCGGCAATGCTAGAAGCTCCAGTTGCTGTTTGCTTACCAATTTGACCACCGCCACCTGGGGTAGCAGAGTAGTCAGGCTTCCACATGTCAAACTTAGGGTTAGCAACCATGTCCCAGTTGTAACGACGAATAACAGTTCTCGCAAAAGCATCAGTAATACGCTTTGCCGCGATTAGTTCGTCATAAAGACTAATTTTTTCTCTCTGATTGTCAAGAGGAAGAGGGGGGACATCCTCAGTTGCATAGCGATAAATGCCAGACTTGGCAGTAGCACCTGTATCGGAACCACCTGAACCTCCAGTTCTACCCTTTAGGTCAGAACCAATAGAAGGAGCAGAGTTAATACCAGCACTGCCAAAAACGTCGGTTAATAAAAGGGCACTATCATAAACTGCAGCAACTGTGGCACGGAAAGCAGTGGAACCATATGTTCCAACGTAAACTTCGTTTCCTACGGCAAACGCGGTTGCGTTTTTAGAATAAACCTCCAGATACGCTCTCCAAGGTTGTGGACGACCCACAAAGAAGTACATCCTAGAACGCTCTGAGCTGGTGTCCGTTGCACCTTCTGTTAGAGACTCTAAGAATTGTTTCGCGTTAAAGATGCGGAACTTATCAGAAATAATAGCAGCCATGGGTTTCTTTATCCGACGTTATGTTTGTGCCTGTGTTATTTATATTTATAGCAATATTTAGGATATTGTAAATGGAATGATTTCCTGAGTGGTATTAATTGAGTTTGGACCTCTCGTCAAAGTAACACCCGTAAAAGATGTTACCGTTTTTCCTGTATATTGGAATACAGATCCATTGCTGGTAAAGGCATAACCAGCGGATGGGAATCCTGTAGTATTTTGAACATTGATAGTTCCAGTTAGACTACTAGTACTAGTACTAATTGTCACTGGGTTTTGGATTGATGGTGGCATTAAGTTGAAGCGAGTACCAGACTTAGAAAAGCTGGATTTTGATCTCTCAGAAAAATCACCAACAGTTAGATCTGCAAAGTAGAAACTAAACTCTTGTAATGTAACTCCAGATACATTATTTACACCATCATCAAATATGTTGTTATAGTGACTGAGTGTGTGACCTACATTAGTAATTGCATAGTTACCAACATATTGTTGTTCGTCCGCAGAAGAATTTCTGATAGGAACATCAGGTGCCCCGCTTCTCAATGCAACAAAGAATTCATTATCAATATCAATTAGATCAACTTCATTACCATTTCTTTGTAGTAATGGGTCATTAATAAATGCACTTTCTTCATATCTATCAACCACACCACCAGGTGGCGGAGTTACTACAATTTCATATGCTTCTCTAGTGATAGAGAAGTCTGCAGGAGATGCAAATTCTCTCTGGGTATTTCTTTCAAATGCTACAGATCTAGCACCACCAGACGCCATAGAGACATCACTCTCAGACTCAATTGTAACAACACCAACAGATGCAACAGATACAAGCTCAGGAATCTGTCTCAGATATGTTCCAGCAACCCAATTTTGTTCTGTTGTTCCTTTACGATTTCTAAGAATGTTGAGGAATCTATCAGAAAGTTTGCGGTTGTAGTATATAATCTCATTACCAATAAGAAGTAGACCTTGCTTGTCAAACTTGGTGGTGTCTGCGATGTATGCAATACTGTCACCAATATTGAAGTCAAGATCAAGATATGCAGCAGTCTCAAAGTAATTGATATTACTAATTGCATTATTAGGAATTTCTACTTGAACTGTAGCAGTAATTGCTCTAGAAACAGTTGAAATAGAATTTGTAGTTATAATATCCTGCAATTCTGCAGATACTACTGTTCCACCAGCATATACATCTAAGACTTTAACATCATCAGCTGATGTTTCTTCTGTTGAGAAAAATTCAACATAATCTCGTTGTGGATCTAAAGCACCACCAATAGAGAATACCTCAACTTCCTTGAGATCAAATTCTCTTTCAACAACAATCTCGGCATCACCTGCAACTTGTACTTGTACAGAACTAATACCAGTAACAGAAGAAACACCAGACTCATCAATTTCACTGATAACAGATGTAGCAGTCAATCCACCACTTTCAACATATGGGTTAATACCAATGTTGATCAGTGAAACACCAATGTCTCTATCTGCTAGTACATCAAATCTTCTAGAAACAATAACTTTTGGAGCTTCTGTATACCCAGAACCACCATCAATCAAGTCAACACTAATTACTTGACCTTTTTGCACAAGAACATTTGCTCTAGCACCACCACCTTGTCCATTTTCTGGAACAAACTTCAGAACTGGTGGTGTATAATATTGATATGCTGTCGGTTGTGTAAGAGGTTCATAACTACGCTGGTTCCAAGTAAGAGAAGTTATAGATCCATTTTCAATAGTTGCTACTACTGATAGACCTTCTCCTCTTGTTATACCAGTGTAAGGTTCTACAGATACAACTCCAAAGATATCATCCGAAAGTTGTTCTCTATCTCTACCATCTTTACTTGTAGATTCAGTAGGAAGTCTTTTAATCTTTCTAAATCCTTCTTCTCCTTCTACCCGAATTTGGTCTCCAGTAGCAAGAGAAACAAAAGAATTTTTGAAAGATTTACCATATGCAGTTCCTCTCCATAGACCATTATCATCTCTAAGAATTTTTCTGCCAACGTCATCTTGATTATAAGTCAGTGTCTGATTGGAAATATCAGCATCAGCAATAACAAATGTTCTGTTATAATATCCTTTAGGAGCAAACGTATAATCTAATCCAGATTCAAGTACAGTATTATGAGATTTAATATTAAATAATACATTATTTCCAGATCTGATTGGATTTATAATTTCACCAATAACGTTATATGTGCCATTTGCTCTTTGTTGCCAAACATGAATTGCTGTTCCGACAGCATCACCCATCCACGCAAATTTTAATAATTCATCTAAAACATTAGAATCAAATGCAAATGTTCCTTGTGCAAAGAAAGAATCTGGAGAGTAATCATAGATATTGAGAACTTGTCCGACATCTCTACCATAGAGATAGCGAATGTCAATCTTCATTTCTTTCTTAATTGGAACATTAAATGTAATGTTTGGACCAGAAACTGTGTAAGAGTAATCCTTCCTTTGCAGAACTCCATCTAAGAAAACATATAAAGCATCTTCTGCTTCAATATTTTGAACGGTATAATCTTCTACATCTAAAATTAGGAAAGGACCATTTCTCACACCATTAACTAAGTTAAAATCAATAGTAAGTCTCTTGTAGTTACCAACACCAATACCGACGACTTTCTCTACTGCTGTTGGTTCCCCAATAGACTTAGCTCCAAGATCTTGATCCCAGATAGGAGCAACATCAAATTTGATCTTGTTAGGAATTACCGTTCTATCAATAACATAAGAATCTTCTAATGGATAACCTTCGGTAAACTTAGGTCTTTGAATTATAGCGTTAATTGTTAAGAAAAGATCTTCGTCTTCTTCTGTATTAACTGCAGTATTATCATCCCAATAGAGCTCAAACTCTTTAGTTTCTCCATCAATGTAGTCTGGTAAAGTTCTAGTTACAGATTCTTCATTTACGATATCATTTAGATTATCGTAAAGAGCGTCCATAGAAGAAATAACAGTACTGCATTCTTGTGCTGGAATCAATACATCTTCTAAAATATTATAGTTAGAATATGTTAACGTAGGAGTCCAGTTGCCTGATTTATTTGGATTTTGAGATGTCTTTTCAACTAATCCTTTTCCTTCTGTTAGAATAGTATCAATGATGCTATGATATGTATTGAGAGCACTCTCAACTTCTACACAAACAGGAGAAACAGAATCAACTAAAATACTTGGATCTGTAATAGCACCTTGATTTCTCATTGCTGCAATCATCAAATCTCTTGCATATTCAAAAGTTTCAACGGTTTCTGTTAATTGTCCAGAAATATAATATAGTTGTTCTCCATATGGATAATCATTTTTCTGGTAGTATAGTTGTGCTGCAGTAACAATTTTCTCATTACCGCCAAACTTAAGGTGGTATGCATATGCATCAATAATCAAACCAATATCTCTACCACACTTAGTAGCAAGAGATCCCCAGTTGAGAGTAGGATATTGTGCCTGTGCCCAAGTTAAAGATTGGGAGATAATATCAGCACGGTTTGCTACAATAAGATTAGCAGCATCATAAAATGTACCGTTATTAATGCCACTCCAAGAGAACGTAGCTTGATCATTACCAGAGAATGATGTTCCAACAGATACTGTTACTCCAGGTGGAATATCAAAAGTATTTCCAGGTGCAACTACACCAGTGCTAGTAGCAATCAAACCATCGGTTCCTGTTCCATTTAGATCAGTTAAACCATCTGGTACACCGCCACCACCACCACCAATTCCACCAGAGTTTGCTAATGCAGAATTATTGAGAGTTACTTGTGTATCACTATCAATAGAAACAATTTTTGTTCCAGAAGAATAAGATCTACCAGAACTTACAAACATACCAACCGCAATATTTGCAGTTGATGTCAATGTCATTTCACGAGATCCTTGAACATAAGAAACACTAACATCAGTATAATCCCAGTTGCGGATTGCTAGTTTTGCTAGTCTAGTTGCATATGAGAAAATATCATTAGATTCTGTTTTATAATTTTGAATGTAGAGATAATCACTACTAGTATTAAAAATATCAGCGTAATTGATAGTCTTAATATTGCCACCAAATCTGATATCATGCTGATATGCATCCAAGATAAATCTTAGATTATTTTCATAATCATCTTGCTTTGTGCTCCAATCCAAAGATGGGTGTGTAGATTTACCATATCCAATAGATTCGTTGATAATAAACTCTGAATTTCTTTCAATTTGGTTTGCAGCATCAATCCATGTACCACCACGTTGAAAAATATTTCTTACTTTTCTTAGATGTTTTGTATTATATTGATTATCCTTAAACAGGAACACTTTTCCGTAGAAAGTGACTCCTTTATATGGAGTAGTTTCTCCACCACTACCAGTTAGTTTTGCTCCTGAACCAAGAGGAGGCGCAGAAAAAACAATTTGATCACCTGAAATTGTATATGAAACTCCAGGTTCTTGTAGTACACCGTCTAAAGTAACGATAAGACCTTTTTCTGATGCTGGTGAAAAAGGAACACCTAAGTCGTTTAGAATTTGGAAAGATGTTGTTCCCTGTAATCTTCCGTCAGTATCATAGTAACCATCAAAAGGTGCAGAAAGAGTAAACTCAAATGCACGAACTTCATTGAATAAGAACTCGCTAGTTGCAGCTGAACCAATACCTTTACGAATTCTTTGGTTCTCTACTTTCTGTATAGTCTGTGTTACAATTCTAGTTGTATTCTCTACTGTAATTTTATTCTTTGCTGGATCCCAAAGTTGAATGACCGAGAAGTGAGATGCTTTTGGCAACTCAACAGGCATTTCACTACTAGCAGTAGCTTCTATATCAACCTGTCCAAATAACTTAAATCCAGCAGGGTGTGTAGTAGACTTAATTAGTTCACGCCACTGATCAATAGGAGTCTTAGATTTGACAACATAAGAATAGTCTTGATAGAAATCACTATCAATTAGTTTTTGGTTAGATACTCCAAGACGACCTTTGTCTGACTTATAATATCCTAGATTATCATAGAAACTAGAAATCTCTTCGTTGAACGTGCTAGCAAATACTTTATGCACTATACCAGATATAGGAGCAAGAACAGATTCAATGACAATATTTTCGCGTAGAATACCTTGTGTATTTTCTAATTTAAGTAATCTAGATCCAAATCTCCACTCAGATACTTTTGCTCGGAATACTTCTTGTCCAGAAATTTTCTGAACTACAGTTTCTCCTTTTCTGAAGTTTCCTGTATAGTTTTTTAAGACTACCGTGTAATTAGAAGAGAATGTGGAGGATACGGTTTTGTCTAAGTGGAACGCACCACCATTCTGTATAAATGTTACACTTTGTGGTACGCCAATAGTAGAACTATTTGCAAATGCTTCTACATCACTTTCAATAATTTGAATTTTTGGTGCAGCAGTATATCCACGCCCAGGTTTATCTACAGTAATAGAGAAAATTTCACCATTTCTAACAACAATATTGAATACTGCATCAACTCCATCACCCTCTGTGATAATAACTTTTGGATTTACATAATTAGATCCTTTATTATTAATTTTGACACCAGTAATTGCTTGAGATGCAGAATCAAATAATACAGTAGCAGAAGCTCTATAATCTTGTGTTGGATCAACACCAGTAATTACAGGAACTTTCTTGTAGTTTAAACCAAGGTTGATGATACTGACTTTATCAATCTCACCGATAGCGAACTGACCAGTAGCAGTATAAGCAATTGATCCAGATCCATCCCAGAGCGGCACATTAGAAATATCATACACAAAACGATTTGGTGTGACATAATTAATTGTCTTTATTCCTTGTAGTGGGTCTGTGATTAATTTGAAAAATGCACCATCAGAAGATACAATATTCTTTTTATCAAAATAATAGAAGTTTGTGAAATTAGTTCCTCTCTTTGTCTGATAGTTATTATCAGCAAGCCTAGATCCAAATCCAAACTTAACATCAATAGATGCACCAGGGTTGCCAGGAAGAATTGTAGACTCTTGCTTTTCTACTGTAATTAAGTTATAATTTCTACTTGGACTAATATCAAAATAAGTTCCAGTGAGACTAGAATGGGAAGTATCAAAAATATACTTGTAAAATTCTTGTAAATTGATATTTGGATTGGGTACAAATGTAGTGTTGTCTTCAGAGAATTCAAACTTATATTTTACATCTTCAGCAGATCTAACCGATACCAATCTCTGTGGAGTGCTACTATCAAAAAATCTAGAACTTAAAGCAACTTTGCTTGCATTGGAAGTTAAAGTTCCATAATTATACACAACAATAATTTTTTGAGTTACTGGATCATATGATTGAATGTATCCAGAGTTATTATTATTGGCAAAGATTTGATAGTTGGCACTAAAGTTATATCTTGCATTATAAAGTAAAACTTCCTGACCATCAAAGTGATCAACATCTTTAGTTCCTTCTTGAGCTCTTAATACAGTAATATCATTGCTATTAATTGCAGTGACTTTTACAATTTCTTCACCAATTTTAAGTTGATCTTCTTCTGCAAATCCTAGAGCACTGTCAACAACTAGTTTAGTAGAACCAGCAGCAAAACCTACATGTCCAACATAGATTGTAAGTCTTGCAGTAGATTGTGATGCGCCAGATCTTACTAGATCTTCATCTGCAACACCAAGATAATCTCCTTGTGCATATCCACTACCAGCATCTTCAATTTGAATACCAGAAACTATGCCAGCATCAGATACAATGAATGTAGCAGTGGCACCAGTGCCAGATCCGCCAGTAAGAGCAACACTAGTGTAAGTGTCAGCAGTGTAATCTGCTCCACCATTGAGAATTTCATAACGACCAATACCACTAAAATTAATATTAGTTTTTGCACTAGGTGGTAACAAAAATGCTTCTTGATATAACCTTTTTCTGAGATAGTATGTCTCAGTCTTGGTTGTATCATCAGGATTGATATCAATTGTTACTTGATCCCCAATTCCCAATCCGTGATTAGAACCAGTCTCAATTAGAGCTACACTTTGATTAACTTCAAATGGTTCTAACCCATCACTGAGAGATGTTAGTCTTACAACTTTTGTACCAGAAGTATTGAATAGGTCATCTGATTGTAAGAAGTAATCGTCATTGACAATCCAAGTTCCTGCTGTGACTTTAATAGTTACAACATTTTGACTGCTTGTTCCTTCTAAAACTTCTGCTGTAGCAATTGGAGTATTAATACCATCAGTCAGACTTAATGTAGCACCTTTAGTATAAGAACTTCTCTGGTCTAGTAGAACATCAAAAGTTTTAATGCTTGCAGAGAAAGTTCCTGTATCGTCAAATGTTCCAACTACATTCCTAAGAACAATTATATTGTCACTTTTTACAGTACCAACAATAGAACCAGATGCATTAGATGATGGTTGATTAAGGGTATCATCTGCAAACAAGTATGCATTTTGAATTGTTGTTAGTTTTACAACCTTATTTTCTTTGGACTCTAAGTACGTTACTGACTTACCTTTAACAGAAGAAATAATAGCTTCTACTTCAGAACCTTCAGTTCCTCTATTATCAAAATAGACTTGGGAATTAATAGAAAAATTTGCGGATGATCTAAAAATTTCAACTTCATCTACAGTTCCAGAGTTTACTTCTGCAATAGATGCGACGACACCTTCACCATTTCCCTGCATTCCAGGAATGTAATACTTCTTAGAATTCTTAGGAATATCATCTTGATTGATATTAGAATTGTAATTGCTATCAACTGGTAGAGAATAGAAGTTCTCTCCTAGAATGTATGGGTATTGCGGTACTTGATTGCTATCAATAGTAAGGAAATAAGCATAAGTTCCTTTCGGAAAGTCTGGGGTAACTGTAAATCTTCCATTGTTCTCGTCTAACGTTCCGCTCTTATGGGTATAAGTGTAGTCGTTATTAAAAGTTCCTAGTTGATATTGTGTAATAGATGGTCCATTGCTGCGACTTCCATTTAAAGAATAACCAGATGTCATTCTTATAATAGAAGAAGTGGAATCTAATGGATTTTCGTGACCAAAAGGACCATAGATTGGATTGCCATCATAAGCAAAACCAATAATCGGTGAGTGTGTCTTTGTAGCAGGTTCTGCTCCAGAATTACTAATGTTGTCATTCAGAGCAACACGAAGAGCTTTTGGATTGGCAACATGACCATAACCATAATCCAGAGCATTATTATAGTTCTGGAAAATGTAACCATATTCTGTGTCAAGATTAGATTCTAATTTTTCAAATCTATTAAAGTTCCATTCTTTAAGTAGTGGTATACCTGTAGCATCTCGTCCAACAGGAATGATGTCTACAATGACAGTATTCTGATTATAGAAGTTTCCTTCAGCAATTTTGTCAAATCCAGTAATGTTACCATCAGTGTTGACAATTGCTTGATACTCAGCAAATCTACCTCTACCTGCGTTATCTCTAATTCTTACCGTTGGAGGAGAAGAATAAAACTCACCAGCATTATCAATAACAAGGCTAGTTACTTTTCCGCTAGTAATAATAGCACGAACTTCTGCTCCTCTACCAGATGTAATCGTAATGTCAGGAGTTCTTGGGAAGATATCGTTTGTATCAACAATAATTCTTTCAACAACCTGACCAGCAAGAACAGATCTTGCCTTATTTGGAACTTGGTCAACTAGAACAAAGGGTGGTCTTGAATAACCTCTACCCTGGGTATTGATCTTGATTTCTTCTAACTCACCAAAACGAATACTTTCATGATCCTTAAAACCGTAGACAGGGACACCATTTAAAAGGATACCAATATCTCTTCTGGGAGTTTTATAAGTTTCGGTAGTTGTAGTTGCTTCTTTTCTAATAATACGAAGCAGTCTTTGATCTAATAGATTCTGATTGACAGTAGAACCATCTAGAATTTTGTAAGATGGATAAGTAGAACTCGTGATATAATAGTATTGTTCGTCTTCAAAAATAGAAGATACGTCAGTAGTAATTTGATTAATAGAAGACTGAATAGATGGTAATGTAGGAACTATAGGTGCTGTTCCTTGATCTAATAACCATCTGGTCTGATTTGTTCCAGTTCTAACAATCTTTGGATCTGAAGTCTCAAATCCAGGACTAGAAACTTGAATCTTATCACCAGGACTAGAATATGGTTGGGAGCTTTCTGGTCTGAGGTTGTATACAACACCAAAGGTTAAAAGAGTTACTCCAGCACCTGTAATAGTGACGGGTTTGTAAACTGCCGTTCCTACTGGATATGCAATAGCACCAGAAGGTTGTCTTTCATCAATAATAAATTGAGTAACAGTTTTCTCTTCAAATGTAATAGTTTCTGTTCCGATTAGAATAGAACCACTCTTGCCCCATCCTAGGGTAGAAGAAACGTTGATTCTATCATCAGTACTATCTGTTCCTGATACAGATCTTTCAAGTTTAGTCTTAGTTGAGACTGCAAAAGAACCATTGACAGTTTCTGGTGCCAGTACAATATTAAAGATTTTCTCGTTATCTGCTGTACCATCAGCATAAACGTTGTCTACAACAGAATCGGCATAACCATATTCTTCAGTTTCTAATTGTACTACTTTCTTGCCAATCAGATTCTTAACATCACCGCTGACAACTTTACACTTAAGTGCATAAACATTAATCCAGTCAGATTCTGATGCTTTATATGTAAAGTCTCTTGGGTTATAAACTTCAGGTTTATTGGTGTGTTCCTTTGCAACGATAGTGTTGAAAATGAACTGAATGGAGCTCTTAGTACCTTTTGCCTTATAGAACTTTTGAATGTTCTTAATAAGAGTTCTCTTATCAACTTCTCCCTTGAGATACTTTTCAGGGAAAGAACCTAGATACTGATTCTCAAAGTTCTTGACAAATGCATAAAGGAAAAGATTACTTACATTGAGAACCCTTTGTCCAGAATTGTGTGGTGCTGCATCTGTACTAGAAAAATTACTTGATTCATATAGATCACCAAGAGATGTATTGCCACTAACACCTCTAGAACATTCTTGGAATTCTGTGTCAGTTCTTGTGGAATAGAAAATGATCTCATCGTCAATACGGATGTATCCGTTTTTCTTTGGAAAAGAACGAGCATCAGAAACAACAATAGTCGTATCACTATCAGTTACGGTTGTTGCTAGAGTATCATGCTGTGTAAGAATACTTTTCTCATAGAAATCAATGTCAGCATATTTTTGGATATTGTTAATAATATCCAACGTGCCACCTTGGACTTCCTGTGCTTCATAATACTTTTGTACAAACTTGCTAAAAAGTTCGTATTCGGTACTGATGAATTCAGGAAGCTGCGTCTCAATGAGAGTAGAAATTCTCTTAGTCTTTACAGCAGGCATTTACTTTACTCTTTGTATGCAGTGAACGAGGAATTAGCAACGTCAACGTCAAGATAGACCTCACGGACTGCCTTGATATCATTAGAAAGTGGTTTTACTCTTAGTGAAATGCGATTATCAAAGAAACTGCCCTTGATGATAGTTAGAGCATACATTTGCAGTTCACCTTTTACATAATCAATATCGCCTACTTCACTGTCAAGGACAACCTTTTCGCCAGTTACGCTATCTAGTCTATATAGGACAATTTTGCCAGACCTATCTTCAAGATAGACATCAAAAGTTGGGTATTCAGTCACTCTAAAACCAGTGCTAGACAGGACTGGATCATCACAATCTTTGTCAAATGCATTTTGAAAACATACTTCGTAATAAAAAGTAGAATTGAGAGAAGGATAAAAATCTTTTCTCATTGTAACATCTGTTAGGTTAGAGTTAATGCTACGGTCTGCATCATCAATAACTCCAACCATCTTACTATATCTGAACTTACCATTGAACTTCTCAGTGTCCGAAGTATCAAGATATAATTGCACACCACCAATAACTTTGTCTCTGATCTGTGCTGGTGTTTGGTCAGTTGAGTTTTTATTGTAGTAAATCTTGCTGCTTAACTCAACATATAAAATAGATGGGTCAATTAATTGTGGTTCAACTGATGCAACTACGTACTTCTTGAGTTCATCAACAATACCGCTCTTTGTTAATGATGTGAGGTAACTTGCATCCTTTGGCTTCAATGCAATAAAGACTTTACCATACTGAGGAGGTTCTTGGTCTTCGCCACCAAAAATAATGATATCGCTAGTTGCAGGATATACTTGGCGTACAATAGCTTCATAGTCCTGAGAGGTCACTGCACGGTTCTGTGTGCCGTATGCCTTTGGTGCGGTGTATTTGATCTTCTGTGTGCTTTCAATCTCTTCACCACCCGCAGAGGCAGTAGTAGAAGTGATAGAGGTTGTGAATGCACTAGGAGATACACCATTTGGGTTTTCAAGTACACCAGAGAAAACAAATGTTTTTACTCCATTGCTTTCTGGACCTGCTGTAGTAAGATAAGAAACTTCAATTCTTGCATTGTTCTCTAGCTTTGCTCCTAGAACACCGTCACCCATAAGAATTTCATATCTTTCGTCCTCAATCTCGTCAAGGAAGAAGACTTTAGATGTGCCATCAACACCTAGAATGTTATCTGCTACAAGGTATGGTTCACTGAAGCTTCCTCCAGTTGGAAATACCTTCACTCTAATCGTGTTGGTGTCAATATTTTGATTGTCAAGAAGGAATCTCTGACTCTTAAGTGCTGTATTGACTGTAAATGTATTAACTAGTTGCGTTCCTTCGTTTACAGCAACATCAGTAAATGTAGCAACGTTATTAGCAACCTGTGCTTTTACATCGTTAAGTACAACATACTGATATAGACTGTTATCATAAGAAGCAATAAATCCAGTTCCTTTCTGGAGAATCAGTTCAGTGTCAGTTGTTGGGTTGGAATAAGTTACAGTAAAAGAGACATACGCAGTAGGAGAGGTAGCACTTTTGGGTCTGTACCCTAGTTGCTTCGCAATCGCTACTACGTTGTCCCTTAAGGTGGCAGAATCAATGAATAGTTCATTGACTACCATATTGGTGTTAAACGCCGTATAATACGTATTATAGGCAAGTGTATCAAGTAGAGTAGTTAATGCAGATCCCTCAAAGTCATAGTCCGTAAAGTCTGACTGTCCTCTCAAGTATTCCTTGAGCTGTGCTTTGATATCTTCAAAGTCTAAGTTGGCAACCTGGGTATAAGGCATTATCGTGTACGCTCTAAGAAGAAGTCTACTGCTACTGGTGCATCCTCTCTTCCAACAATTTTGAATTGCACTTCAACCTGGTATGCATTATTGTCAAAATCAGGCTCACAGTAAATTCTTTCTACCAAGATTCTTGGTTCGTATATTTTTAAAATATCTCTAATTTCTGTTTTAATGAGACCAGCAGATGCATAATCCATCGGTTCAAAAAGAACTCTCTTAATATTAGATCCCAAATTTGGTTGGAAAGGACGCTCACCTTTATTTGTAAGAAGCAAATTAGAAATAGACTGCAATATTGCAGCCTTATCCTTCACTGTTACCAAATCACTGGTAACAGGATGCTTCTTAAACATAACACTCAGATCTTTGAATGTCTGAAAGGTTGGCATTTAGACACAGCAGTAGGCTGTTTCTATTTATCACTTACCACAGAATCCGTCTGCCCACTCTTGACTATTATCAAAGATATCTTCATTCTTTGCTTTGTTGCGATTACGCTTCGCTGCAATGTTTAGATATTTGTCACTATCAGTTTCAGTGATAAGTGTCATACCTTCATTAACAAAGTCTTCACCTTTGTCAACTGATCCGTCTAAGTGGTTAGGGTGTCCCATTGTTTTTCTCCTGTTGTGTTTGCCAAAAATAATCGTCAGTGTCTCCTAGGCGTCCCCAGTCCGTTCCTCCTTCAACTTCATACTCTATGGTAGATACTTTAAAGTCGGGGAACACAGGGTCCTCAGGAGTCAGTGAGAGGTCATACAGACGCATCCTGTTATTTGGATACAATGCATACTGACCATTCTTTAATGCGATGCAATTGTGAGATTTATGCTCTTGTGGAGTCTCACTCACATTATTATCTATTACATCTGGATTTGCATGGTAGTTATCAAGTGTAAACAAATACTTACCCTTTTGGAGCTTATGATCACGAGTGAATAACTCTACATCCATCTGTGCTACAAATCCTTTATTGATTGCCATGACTCCATAGTCCATACAATTCCAGAATTGTAGATTCGCCAAATCCATGTCTATGACTGGGGTTTGGGGGGATTGTAAAAATGCACTGATGGGTAGTTTGTCATACATTGCACCATATGTTGGTAAGTATGTCTCAAAGTAAAAAGCACGCCCAGGTATGCTTTTAGCAGCTACCCAGACGCCCTCTACAAACTCCCCATGTCCATCTTGATGATCTCGTAAGTATTCCCTACGAACCCAAACTTTCTCTGCAGGAAGATTGCAAATTAAATTCATCCTCTACCTTGTCCTCTATAACGCTTACGCTTGTTATTGCGAGATGTAGCAGCGTATTTCGTATGCTTACCACGTCCTTGACGAGTACGTTTTGGTCTAGACTCAATCGTCTCAGCCCCTGATAATCCAACTCTACTCTTTGCCATAATTTGAATCAATTGACTCCTATATTATATCACAAGATCATGCAGATGCAAATACCGTTAGGCTACAATAATGCAATGTGATGGGACCAGGAACTGTGGTCGCACTAACAAAAGCAGCAGGCCGACCGTTGATCAAAACTTTTTTACTAGTGTTTTCACCAACAATAACTGTCTCTACATCACAGATAGGAGGAAACGTTGGTGTGCAGTGTTGTTCAGATACATCACCAACACGATGAGCAAATGATCCATTAATCTTCACATTAGAAGAACATGCCACACCAAGTGTAGCAAATGTTGGTGGGATAAATCCAGCATGTGTCATGTAACCTGCACCACCTGGCATCTGAAGAGTAAAAGGTTTCATAAGTCTTCAAAATCTGTATTATTTATCGCGCCCCTACTTGTTAACTCCTCAATTCTATCTCCAAGATAGTCACCATTGTATACTACAGGCATATAGAAATACCAAATATTATTCAAAAGATTAGATCCAAACGTCTCCAATCCTATTTGTCCTAATTCTAATAAGCCTTCTTCAGTATCAGGTGGTATGGCATCTGGTACAATAACTGTCTCACAACTTACTTTGATTGTAAAAACAACCTGATTCAACCTTGACGGTACAAACTGCTGTACAATGCCTGCTTCATACTTTACGAAGGGTATACCATCAGAAGTTATTTGAACCGCACTAGAGGTCCTTGCACGCTGCTCTGGGAATCCTTCTGATGCATACTGAACACTAGAGTATGTCCAATCAAACCAATTGCTTCGCGAGTCGGCGCTTCCGCTCGTGACAATCTGTTCAAATCCTACAGGATTACCTGTATCTTGATTCGTGTACTCTGCTGAGGTAATATCAAACGTTGAATTAGCTATATCAAACCCAACCTTCCTCCATATACCATCAGTCCTTATTCGGAGTATCTCTTGATATGTGTCAGGCTCAAAATCACCTTGTAAAAATGCAATCTCTGCATCATCACTCGCAAACCCTTGAGATAATCTATAGTTCTTTGCATTTACCTCAAAATGACTCTGATTATACCTCGTGCCATTTACAATGATCATCTCCTGATCATAAAAGGCATACTCAGTAACTCTCCCACTAACCTCGGAGATACCAACATAACCTAGGAAAAGAATTGGAGGTACTGAATTATTTCTGATAACTAACCCAGGATCCAGATTCTCCACTGGTGATCCATCAAACACTGAGTCAATAATACCGCCTTCCCCTGGTTCATACTTTCGCCATCCTGCAGTTTGCATCACAGTGTCATAACCAGTCGGTGTGTATTCTCCCTGGTCTTGTGTTTCCTCTATACTGCGTGGCCACACATTAATATGGGTAACCTCACATTCCATGTTAAAAATACGCTCATCCTCTAAAACTGGTATCATCCATATCTGAGTATCTCCAATATCCTTCCAACCAATGAATGGTGACGTTTCAGAGAAAAATCCAGGCTGCAGAAAATCCCATTCATCTGCTGTGTTCTTCGGATAAAACCTTCCAGCATAAAATGCAATACCATTCTGTTCCCGAAGAACATCAATCTTTGAAATATCTACTAACTCAATGGGACCGATACCTCCCATCGTGTTTGCAAATATATTGATCCATGGTACTGCCATTATACTGTCTTCGCAACCTGTAAAAGATCTTTCTTGATACCCTCCACATTGTTATGCAAATAATCTAATGTCTGAGCAATCGTCTCGTAATCCTCAGACTTCGGACGCTGATACATCAAGGTGGGGCGCTCTAGCTGGGAGATCCGTTGGTCCAGGCTCGTCAACCTCTCTGACAGCCATAGGAGTGTTCTCTCCTGCTCGCTCAATTTCTGCTGTAACTCTTCCATCATTTTGATCACCTCTTAGGAATGCATTGGACGCACGACTCTCAAACTGATCACAGAACTGGTCAAAGTTTTCTATGATATTGTCGTAGTCGCTAAAATCAACTTTTTGGGGCATTTTTTTGCTGGGAAAATTTTTCTAGTTTCAGGGTTTTGAAAAACCAATTTCCAAATATATTTATCGGTCGTCTGGATACTTTTGTAGGTTAGGGGAGTCATGCGTTTTTGGAATCGCTAGGCGCATCGCTAAGGGGGCTAGGGGGGGCATATAACAGTCGCTAGACTGTCTACCCCTGTCCCCTGTGCTCCTGAGGGGTGCTACCCTCAGAGCTCTGCCAGCATCGCATCCATCTCATCTGTGTCTACGTCATCGGATAACCAGGAGATGCCGTCGCCTGTGATGTACTCGCCGTACTCATCAATCCAACGCTTTGCCCACTTGCGGTAGCCCAGGTTCTGATTCTCCTTAGCGTGACGGTAGATCGTCTCATCGTTGCCGATCCAAAGAGCGACGTTCCAAGTGGCGTGGTTTGCCCAACCGTTCATGCTGTGTCCTGTGTGGTTTACTCT